TTACTTTAAACGCCAGGGGCCTTTCTCTTCGACTTGCTCCACAGTTCCTTCCGACTCAAGTTCGCGGAGAAGGGCTACTGCCCAGTATTGTTGCTGCGTACTTGGTGCTTTAGGGTAATCTCCCCAGTCCAGACCGCAGAGGCGAAATACTTCTGCTTGCTTAACTCCCTTACCATTAATGCGTCCATCTGGGTGCTTTGCCAAAGCAGCAAGAGCCAGTTCTTTTGCTTTAGTACGAAGCTCTAACCCCTGTTTCTGTAACTCATTCATAATCAATCTCCCTGATAATCAAGACCGTCCTAATAATACTCCGCGAATGTCAGGCGCGCACGTGAGCTGCATCTAAGGATGATTGATCCATGGTTGCGAGGGGATTAAAGCGTAGGGCCGTTTCCAGGTGATCGGGCGCGAGGTGGGCATAGCGCATGGTCATTTTTATGTCGTGGTGGCCGAGGATTTTCTGGAGGGCAAGGATGTTCCCACCTGACATCATGAAGTGCGCTGCGAACGTATGGCGCAGAACGTGCGTAAGCTGTCCGCGCGGTAGCACGATTGAGGTTCTATCCATCACGGCTAAAAACTGGAAATAGCAGTCAGTAAAGAATTTAAAGCCGTCCAGGGCAATGATTTCTTCATACAGCTCTTTGCTGATCGGAATGCTGCGGTTCTTTTTGCCTTTGGTCCTGACGAACGTGATTCGATGCTTTGTGACCTGGGAGCGAGTGAGGTTAACCGCTTCACGCCATCGTGCACCCGTGCTCAGGCAGATCTTAACCACCAGAGCGAGCAGGGCGCTTTGGCGTTGGCAGTCATAAAGTAGCTCTGTGATTTGTTCATGCGTCAGCCAAGCCATTTCCTTTTCGGCAATAGTGAACTTGCGCATGCTTTCCAATGGGTTTGGTGCTCTCCATTCTCCGAGCCGGGCCAGCTCACTAAAAACGCTGCTCAGATAGCTTTGCTCCAGATTGATAGTTACAGGGCTGGCACCTTTCTTCCACTTCTCGCTAAAGTAGATTTCACCAGTCAGGCGCTTATCACGGTAATGCGCGAACAATTTCGAGCTGAGATCAATAGCGAGAGGGTTTCCGAGCGCATCGACAATCAGGACCAACTTGTCGTAAACATGCTCGCCAGCGGTCAGGGATTTGCCGTGTAGTTTGAACCAGAGTTCGACGACGTCTTTCAGCGTTCGGCGATCTACCGATTCACCCAACCAGGGCTTAGCCTCCGTTTCTTCCATCGTGTGGCGTTCAAAAGCTAATGCTTCGCCTTTGGTGGCGAACTGCTTACGCACTCGCCGCCCGCTACGCCCGGCGGGATAGCATTCACAAATCCATTTTCCTGTCGCGAGTTTTCGAACTGCCATAAAAAAGCCCTCATGTCTGAGGGCTGAATTTAACTGTGTATTTGAACAGTAGTCAATGTATGTAATTAGGCAATCATACATCCTTAGTTCAGCATCATAACCTCAATAGTGGATGAAACAAGTTGTTGGGGAGGCCTGGCATCAAAACCTTTTTGGAAAAAATCATAGGTAGCGTGTTCAGTCCATTTTTTTCGGGTTTCATCATCTTTAATAAAAAATGGAGAAGAGGTATCAATGTTGTCAAATATTATGCCATAAATAGCATATTCGGTATTATCCACCCTGTAGATATCTTCATCGTAACTTAAATATGTAAATCCTAATGTGTTAACAACGCTTGTTGGGTCTGCAGAATTATCTAGATAACTTAATGCCAATGAACGATTTAGAGAATACAGTATTACTCCTAATGTTCGGTATAATGAATATCCAAATATTTTCCCTGGGCCTATCCCCGATTGAGATAAAATCTGGTATATTTCAAAGTGGCGTGATAAGGTTTCTACCTCACGTAAGGACAACTTAGCTCTCTGTATTATAGTTTTTATGATGTGTCCGCAGGACTCGTTTACTTCACCTAATTTCGGAGAGCCATCTTTTAAAATCTCCCACAAGGCGACTGATGCATGGTTAGGAGTGTAATTATCTGGTTTAAATTTATCAGGCAAAACAAATGTAAATTTTATGAATTTGTCTAGATACTGCTCTGCATTTATCGATGAGCCGTATAGGTGACTTATTGAAGCCTTAAGTTGTTGAGTTTTTGCAACCAATATAAAATTTAAGTTTTTTATCTCAAATACATGTTTTATATTTTCAATAATTGAAAGGGCGAAAGTAGGCTTACACCTATCTAGTTCATCTATAATTATGGTTATCTTAAATTCTTCTGTAAGGCTTGAAATTGTATTTCTTAGCGTTTCGATGTTTTTTTGAGCTTCTATATGGTCGTCTAATAATGTTTCTATTGTACCGTCAATAGCACTCGAAGTGGCTTCCTTGATGGCATCTTCGAAACCATCAGCGATATCATCTGCATTTTGTTTTAGTACCCATCCTGTACCGGCTTTGAAAATGGTTTTTAAACCAAAGCGAATGGCTGGTAGTGCTTTTTGAATCAATTCCTTTCGTTTATTTTCTGGCAAAAGTGCAGCAACACCTGCCATTAATGTTAATATGGGTGCATCATTGTGATCTTCAGCGAAGGCATCTATGTAAACCACTTTATGATTTTGATTGTTGCTTTCGATATGATTTGCAAGTTTTTTGCTAAACTCAGTTTTCCCAGTCCCCCATCCTCCATCTATTACTAGTGGAGATATGTTGATATCAGAGTCCAAAAGGGCTATTAGTTTTTCAGCAATAGGCTTACGCAGAAACTCATCGCGATAATTGAATGTATATTCAATGCTCATTAATATCTCCTTTTTTAAGTGTGTAAAGCACTAAAATTTTTCGGCTCTTTTAAGTATGCAATACCAAACAATTCCAACTATTTGTATTTCATCTCTAGAGCACTCAAATCCGCGATTTCCTCCTTCAACATATAATCTGTTATTAGGTAGGCGGGTCAGAGTTCGAATAGAGATTTTTTCATCGATACCTATTACCCACAATCCATCGCTTATATCATCATATTTAAGACTACAAATATACTCGTTGTCCTGTTCTCTAATAATGAATGGGGAGTGTATTTTTTCGGATAGGAACGTTTTATCAAAAACATACGAACCATCTTCAATTAGCGCGCCAGAAATTAATTTTTTCGCTGGCACTAAAATCTGAGCATTTGTATGTGAGACTTTCTTTTCTCCTTTGCCAAAGGACAACCATTCTAATGGATGACCAGTCTCTATGGCACACTGTAAAACCCAATCTGCAGGGAATATGTCCCGCATGTAGCGAGTAGCCATTGTGCTCTTGGATACACCCAAGTGGTCACAAAGTGCCTGTCTCGTACTGAAGCCGTACGCCTCAACCAAACGCTCAATGACCTTCTTACCGCCGCTACTGAAATCCACAAGACCTCCAAAGCAATCTAAAATGCGTTGACAGATTCCAAAAGCGATCTTAAGTTGAACTCGAAGTGTTCTTTTGGAGCCTTCACTACTAATCACGTTAAACAACGGCTCTCCACAAGCCGCACTGAAAGAGGAATGTTGCACCATGACCCCAAACATTTCAATCACTCTGAATACACCGCACGTCACAATTGAACGCTATAGCGAACTCACAGGCCTTCCTGTCGATACGATTAATGACATGTTGGCTGATGGCCGCCTTCCACGGCATCGTCTCCGCAAAGACAAGAAGCGCGAAAAAGTCATGATTAACATGGCAGCTTTGACAGTAGATGCTCTTTCGGCGTGAGAAACCTTTGCTTATCGCATTTAATTTTATGGTTCGATTTTGCGATAAGTTCGGAGATGAAAACCATGTTTGATTACAGAGTTTCCAAACAAGACCATTTTGATGAAGCTTGCCGCACTTTCGCATTGCATCACAACATGGCGAAATTGGCAGAACGCGCTGGTATGAATGTTCAAACCCTGCGTAACAAGCTGAACCCGGAACAGCCTCATCAGCTCACTGCTCCCGATATATGGTTGCTGACCGACCTCACGGAAGATTCAACATTGGTTGATGGGTTTCTGGCGCAGATCCATTGCCTGCCATGTGTACCAATCAATGAAGTCGCGCGGGAGAATATGCCGCAGTATGTCCTGAAAGCTACCGCCGAGATCGGGCGTGTGGCGGCAAATGCCGTATCTGGTGTGCACTTGAACGCGACGACTCGTCGGCAGGTTGTTGAAAGCGTCAATTCTGTGACTCGTCTGATGGCGCTTACAGCTATTTCACTGCAGGCGCGATTGCAAGCCAACCCAGCAATGGCAAGCGTGGTCGATACCGTCACGGGCCTTGGCTCATCGTTCGGCCTGAGTTGAGGTGCCTATGCTGACAAATGAACCGTCATTTGCATCACTACTTGTTAAGAAAAGCCCAGGAATGCACTTCGGCCATGGCTGGATCGCAGGCAAAGATGGCAAGCGCTGGCACCCGTGCCATTCGCAGGCTCGATTGCTGGCTGACCTGTCAACCATCAAACAGGGGAAACCATGGCTATTGAAGGTGCTACAACGGCTCGCACGATAAGCCTAGGTGAACGCTATGAAGGGTTGAACCACATAGCGGAATTAAGGGCAAAGGTATTTGGAATTAACATTGAGTCAGAGCTTGAGCGGTTTATTAATGAAATGAGCGACCAACGGGACGCAAATAATAAACAGAACAAGCGGGCACTAGCCGCCATATTTTTCATGGCAAATATTCCGGCAGAGCGTCACGGCGTCAAAATTAGTGAGCTGACGACTGACGAAAAGCGGGAGCTGATAAAGGCAATGAACCATTTTCGTGCAGTGGTGAGCTTATTTCCAAAACGTCTGACCATGCCGAATTAAACCAAACCAGAAATTAATGGCGTAAACCCGCCGGGCCTCTTTTTGCCCAAATTCAGGATAAACACAATGCGAAATATTGAAACCCGAACCACCAAAACCGGACCAGATGATGCCGGGCTTAACCTGATGTTGACTGAGGCGCGCATGGAAGAACGCCGGGGCCGCGCTGATGTATTTGCTGCTCACCTGGAAAAACTGGCGGTGCATATCACCCGCGGCAAACTCAACGGCACCGAAGCTGCAGAGCTGCTGCGTAACGCTGCTGAAACCATCCAGAACGAAGCGCAGGAGATCCACTGATGGCTGATTCAATGGACCTCGTGCAGCAGCGCGTGGAAGAAGACCTCCAGCGCCACATCCACAACGCCCGCGCCAAAGTGCCGGGCGTTTCCCGTGTTCTCTGCATTGATTGCGATGCACCGATCCCGCCAGCTCGCCGCCGCGCTATTCCGGGCGTGCAGTGCTGCATCACCTGTCAGGAAATCGCTGAACTGAAAGGCAAGCACTACAACGGAGGCGCTGTATGAGCACAATATTGAAATGGGCGGGCAATAAAATCGACGTCATGCCAGAGCTGAAAAAGCACTTGCCTGCCGGTTCCCGTCTGGTTGAGCCGTTCGTGGGTTCATGCGCGGTGATGATGGCGACAGACTATCCTCATTATCTTGTCGCGGATATTAACGCCGACTTAATCAACCTTTACCAGAAAGCTGCGCAGCACACAGAGGAGTTAATCGCTTGTGCGCTGATATTTTTCAGCGAAGATAATAATGCTGAAAACTATTATCAAAACCGCCTGCGATTCAATAATGATACGACGCTGACTGCGCTGGAGCGCGCGGCACTGTTTTTATATTTGAATCGTCATTGTTATCGCGGGCTGTGCCGTTACAACCTGAGCGGGCAATTTAATGTGCCGTTTGGCAACTATAAAAAGCCCTATTTCCCTCACGCCGAAATCCTCACCTTTGCGGAAAAGGCCCGGCGGGCCACGTTCATCTGCGCCAGCTATGACGAAACACTGGCAATGCTGCAGGCAGGTGATGTGGTTTACTGCGATCCACCGTACGACGGCACTTTCACTGCATATCACACTGCGGGCTTTAACGAGGATGACCAGTATCACCTGGCCTCAATTCTTGAGCACCGCTCATCAGAAGGGCATCCGGTTGTTGTTTCAAACAGTGATACCTTGCTGACGCGTTCGCTTTACCGAAACTTCCTCCTGCACAGCATCACAACCAAGCGGAGCATGGGTGTTGACGCGGGGGAGCGTAAGTCCGCAGAGGAAATTATTGCTGTATCCAGGGTGCTGCGATCTCGCCGTACTCATTCCATCCTTGCACGGGTTTGCCCAGGAATTGATGAGGCCAGGGCGTGACGGCAAGCAAATCTGTATCCCTGGCTCAACAAACGGCTGGCGGCTCAAAAGAGGCCGCCGGGGTTTTCTCCTGGAGCGCCCCGAAAAAAGCAGTTAATCCATACCTTGACCCGGCAGAAGTAGCGCCGGGTTCAGCACTTTCAAACCTGATCACTCTGTACGCTGCCGACAACGAGCAGGAGCAGCTGCGCCGTGAGGCGCTGAGTGATGAGGTCTGGGAGCGTTATTTCTTCAATGAGTCCCATGATCCTGTCCAGCGTGAAATGGAGCAGGACAACCTCATCAGCCGCGCAAAAATGGCCCGTGAGCAGCAGCGCGTTAATCCCGATCTGGTGATTATCGCTGACGTAAACGCTGAGCCGTCCCACATCAGCAAGCCATTGCTTGAACGCATCAAATACTTTCATGGCCTGGGCCGGGCAAAGGCTTATTCCCGTTATCTGCGCGAAACTATCAGGCCATGTCTTGAGCGCCTGGCGCGGGTTCGTGACAGCCAGGTGTCTGCTTCCTTCCGGTTCATGGCAAGCCATGACGGTCTGGAGGGGCTGCTGGTCCTGCCTGAAATGAGCCAGGACCAGGTCAAACGCCTGTCTACGCTGGTTGCGGCACACATGAGCATGTGTCTGGATGCGGCCTGCGGTGATCTTTTTGTCACTGACGACGTGAAGCCCGAAGAAATCCGCCAGACGTGGGAAAGGGTGGCTGCGGAGGCAATGCGGCTGGATGTGATCCCACCTGCGTTTGAGCAGCTGCGCCGGAAGCGCCGCCGTCGCAAGCCTGTACCTTATGACCTCATTCCGGGATCGCTGGCGCGTATGCTTTGCGCAGATTGGTGGTATCGCAAACTCTGGCAGATGCGCTGTGAATGGCGGGAGGAGCAACTGCGCGCAGTTTGCCTGGTCAACAAGAAAGCCTCCCCGTATGTCAGCTATGAAGCTGTGATCCATAAGCGCGAACAGCGCCGCAAGTCACTGGAGTTTTTCAAATCGCATGAGCTGGTAAACGCCGACGGCTACACGCTGGATATGGAAGACGTGGTGAACGCCAGCAATAGCAACCCGGCCCACCGCCGCAACGAAATGATGGCCTGCGTCAAAGGGCTGGAGCTGATTGCTGAAATGCGCAGTGACTGCGCCGTGTTCTATACCATCACTTGCCCGTCCCGCTTCCATGCCACCCTCAACAACGGCAGGCCAAACCCGAAGTGGACCAGCGAAACGGTACGGCAAAGCAGTGATTATCTGGTTGAAACCTTCGCGGCATTCCGCAAGGCCATGCACAAGGCTGGGCTGCGCTGGTATGGCGTCCGGGTTGCTGAGCCACATCATGACGGCACAGTACACTGGCACCTGCTGTGCTTCATGCGCAAAAAAGACCGCCGTTCCATCACCGCGCTGCTGCGAAAATTCGCCATCCGTGAAGACCGTGAGGAGCTGGGAAAAAATACCGGGCCGCGCTTCAAGTCTGAGCTGATCAACCCACGCAAGGGCACGCCGACCAGCTACATCGCTAAATACATCAGCAAGAACATCGACGGGCGCGGGCTGGCTAATGAAGTCAGCAAGGAAACGGGCAGATCACAGCGGGACAGCGCGGAGCACGTCACCGCCTGGGCGTCTCTGCACCGTGTTCAGCAGTTCCGTTTCTTTGGCATTCCGGGCCGTCAGGCTTACCGTGAGCTGCGCCTGCTGGCAGGCCAGGCTGGCAGAGCGCAGGGCGATAAAAAAGCAGGTGCGCCGGTTCTGGAAAATGCCCGTCTGGACGCCGTACTGGCTGCTGCGGATGCGGGGTGCTTTGCCACCTACATCATGAAGCAGGGCGGCGTGCTGGTTCCCCGTAAACATCATCTTGTCAGAACGGCATACGAGCTTAACGACGAACCGAGCGCCTACGGCGATCACGGTATCCGAATTTATGGCATCTGGTCCCCGATTGTTGAGGGCCGGATCTGCACGCATGCAATCAAGTGGAAAATGGTTCGTAAGGCCGTTGACGTTCAGGAGGCGACAGCCGACCAGGGCGCTTGCGCCCCTTGGACTCGTGGCAATAACTGTCCCCCTGTTGAAAAAATGTACCAGACAGGTGGCGGATCTGCGGGTAGCGAAGAACCTTCAGCCCTACCGGACTTTGAGAATATGAGCAAAAAGGAGCTGCGCGAGCTGACAGCGAGGCTGCGGCTGGTCAAACCGAAGCGCAGGAAAGGGTACAAACAGGAAATTACGGATCAACAGCGCCTGCAGCTTGATTCGGAGCTGAGGTCAAGAGGCTTTGATGCCAGTGAAACGGAAATGGATCTGCTTCTGCGTGGCGGCAGCCTGCCATCTGGGGCCGGGTTGCGTCTGTTCTACCGGAATAAGCGACTACAAGAGGATGATAAATGGCGTCAGTGGTACTGAAAAATCTTAAATGAGGTTATCTATTAATCAAAGAGTTAGCTGAGTAAAAAAGTGTTTCAGCTTTAATTACACATGATGTACTGTATATATAAACAGTAATAAGGGGAGGGAGTTGTGAACGATTTGTTCATGGAGTCACTTGCACTGCAGCGGATAGAACTTATGGCCCGGCTGGTCGCCAGCTCAGATTGTAGCGATGACGACAAGGAAGTTGCGATTTCGTGGCTTTCGGAGCTGACGAGCGACCTGGTTACCAGGCTGAATGAGTATGGAGTGAGGCAAGATGAAAGCACGCATTAGTGATTCCGCACCATGGGAAACTCCCTCCCGTGCCGCATTAAGCGGCATGACGGTGCTGTGCATGTCTATGGTGCATGGATTCGCATGATCCAAATAGGATCGCAACGGGTCGGAGCCGCCAGAACTGGCGCGCTTCCCGGCCTGTCATGCACCTGCATGAAAACCACTACACAAAGCGGGCAGGCGTGGCGGGGATACGAGTGCGCGCTCGTTGTGATATCATTGATTTGTCTTATCTGGGAATGACTGCTTTGTGGTGGATGAGTAAAATGATAAAAGACAAGCTTTGTGACAACAAGATTAGAGTTTTGTATGTAGCAATTTTCGTAGTTGTAATGGTGTTAGCATGGTTTGGGCGCTCATTTATACTTAACGATACGTCTAAATTTAACTTGCTCGGCTACATGGGTACTGTAGTCACGATATTAGGCTTAATAATTACATTCTTAGAGGTTATGCATGGTGTAGTAGTTAGTAAGAGTCTGCATAAGCAAGCAAGTGAAATGCTTGGGCATTTTAAAGACAAAGAATTTGAATTGTTAATGAGTGAACTAGTAACCGTTCTTGATTATCTAATTTCTGATGTTGATGATAAAAGTTTCACAATAGCTTTAAGACAGTTGTCTTCTTTTTATAGAATACATAAACGTGTAAAATCCAACTATGTTGAATATTATGGTAAGGATGATTCAGATGTTATAGATAAAATAAATAACATTGAAAAAAACATCTCTGCTTTGAGGTATACAAAACAATCAGCAATGATACCAAACAAAGTAATGATTGATTTAAACGAAGGGTTGATAGACGTTAAACGTTTTTTTGTTAATAAACAGTCTGAATTAGGAGGCTCCAAAAATGCTGCCAGCTAATATTTACAACATGGTTAACAAACTGATTGAAATGACCCGGTCAGGGCAAGTGTCATGGAGTTTTGACTATTATAATGATAAAGTGTCTGCGTCATTACCGCACTTTTCAGTGAGCATACTTTCCCGCTTCGATAGTGATACTGGGATTTCATATTTGCATGTGGATTATTTTGATAATAACAATCGTCAATCTTATAGATTTTCTACAGATATGTATGAAACGCAATATGATACTGTCAGGGTGTTATATGATGAGGCTCAAGCTTCAAATTTAGACATAAAATTCTAAAGTGACGGAGACGATGTTATTCGTCTCCGCTCGATCATTTTCGTTATGAATTTAAATCGTATTTGGTGAATTTTATTATCCTCTCACCAATCCATGTATTTAACTCTTCCAATCTCTTTTGTAAGGGAATTAATTCGTTACGTACAAACACATTTGCCGCCTTCTCCACATCCCCAAATCCTCCAACATTGCTCGGCATAATCCCCATCATCTGCGGCGGAACGCGGTGAGCTGCCATCATGTCATCCCGGCTCACGTTCTTGATGTTCAAAAACTCATCCTTAGCAGCTACCTCTGACAGCGGGATGATCTGAATCCCGTCCTTTTTGCCGTTCGGTGAATACATAAACAGGTTGCGGAAGTTACCCGGCCCTTTGGCGCTTTTCATCGCCTGGCGGATGTTGTTCACGTCCTCTTGGTTCTGCGCGGCGTCGGTCATATACATGATGAACCCTGCATGGCTGCCATTGATGTAATACTTGCGGCGGAACAGGGTTGCGGACTCATTCAGCAGGGCGGACGGGATGGCGGACAGGTATTCCGGTAGGCCGTAAATCTCCTGGTTTAAATCCGGCTCCATCAGGTGAAAGATGCTGCCTTTAGTGAACTCGTACGGCTGCGTGGTCATGCCGTACTGCACAAACCAGTAGGTATCCAGATCGATGCCCCGGCGGGTGTATTTTGCCAGTGACGGCTCTAGCGACAGAATGCCGCCGAGGCGGTTGGTACGCTTCTCCAGATAGGCGTTACCGAATACCAGATAATCCTGCACAAACCGGCTGAATGCCTGCTGGCTAAGCAACGGGTGCGGGATAAAGGTGCTGGTCAGAATATTGCGCTTCACTGCAATCGGTGAGCTGTGATGTACGGCCGCACGGTAGGTGCGTGCCAATCCGTCAAAGCTGACCGGCGGCTCATACCAGCTGTCCATCTGCACGCATTCCACATAATCCAGCAGCTCACGACGGTCCAGTACCGGAATCGGGTCGCCGAAGCTGAACGCTTCTGCTCTGGTTGTGCCGGTGTGCTCAACTGCAGCGCGGCTTTTATTTCTCTTGCCCATCAAAAAATCTCCACAATATTGCTGGTATTGGCGGCTTCGCCCTGCAGCGGTTCGTTAAACAGTGCGTGCATCGTTGCCCACGCCAGATCGGCGTGGCTGGCTTCTTCGCTGCGGCTGGCTTCATAGGTCGGGCGGTTGCCGCTGGCGGTGGTGGCCCGGCGGATAGCCATAAAGGACTGCGCGATGTCTGTGTGTCCGGCGTCGAATTCCAGACGGTGGTGGCTGATAATGTCGTACGCCTTGAGCACCAGGGCGTTTTTGACGTTGGGGTTGTAGACGAACTCGCGCACAGCCGGGAAGAATGCCTTCACGTTCTCATACACGCCGTGGCCGACGCCGGTGGAGTCGATGCCGATATAGGTTACGTTGTACTGTTGTGTCAGTTTTTTGATGGCGTCCGCCCGGGCGCGGAAGTCCATGCCGCGCCACTGGTGACGCTCCAGAATGCGGAATTTGCCGCCCGGCACAGTAGGCGGTGCCATGACAACGCAGCCCGCGCTGTCACCGTTCTGCGTGCCTTTCGCCGGGTCATAGCCGATCCACACTTCGCGCCAGCCAAACGGGCGCAGCGCCAGCGCGTGAAAGTCGCTCCAGACCTCCCAGCAGTCCACCATGCAGGCCTGTAGCTCGCTGAGCGGGAACACGGACGCCAGATCGTCGATAAACTCGCACATCAGCAGGTTCTGGTATTCGTCCGGGCTGTACTCCATGCGCAACTGGTCGATATCAAACAGGTTACATCCGCCGCGCACAGCATCTTCCACAGTGACAATCTGTCGATACTGCCCGTCCGGGCAGAGCAGGCCGGGAGCCAGGCTACCGTGCGTCAGGTCAATATCTACCTTGTCGGCTTTTGCGCGGCCTCGGTTGAACAGCGCGCCGGACCAGAACGGATACGCACTGTGGGTCAGGCTGGACGGCGTGGAGAAGTAGGTTTGTCGCCATTTTTTATGGATGGCCATCCCGGAGGCGACCTTGCGCAGCTCCTGGAATTTCGGTATCCAGAAATATTCATCCAGATACAGGTTGCCGTGGTAGCTCTGCGCCGTGCGGGCGTTGGTGCCGAGGAAGTACAGGCACGCGCCGTTGCTGAGCGTCATCGGGTCGCCTTTCAGCTCAACATCTACCTCTTTTGCAAAGTCGATGATGTACTGCTTAAAGACGTGCGCCTGCGCCTTGCTGGCTGAGAGGAAAATCTGGTTGCGCCCGGTGGTGATGGCGTCAATCAGCGCTTCGCGGGCAAAAAAGTATGTTGCCCCGATCTGGCGTGATTTAAGCAGGTTGCGAATGCGGTGTTTTACGCCCGCCTGCCACCAGTGGCGCTGATATTCAAACATGCCGTTGCGGAAAATTTCTTCCAGCTTTTCGGTCTGTTCATCAGTGAAAACATTCTTTTCGGGCTGGCGGCGTGGCCCTTTGTTACGGTTGGCAACTTTCGGGTTTAAGTCTGCTTCGTTGCCGCCATCGTTAAATTTACCGATCCGGGCGTGGCGCTCTGACTGGCGCGCCAGCAGGTCAATCTCTTTGAAGTCTTTTCCTTCTTTCTGCTCCTTCATGATGAGCTGGCAGTAACGCGCGGCAGTGGTGAGCTGCATCTGATCCAGCGGGCCATATTCGCCCCATTTATCGCGCTTCTTCCAGCTGTGAACGGTTGCAACTTTCTCGCCCAGCATTTCAGCAATGCGGGCTACGCG